AATTTCGTTAGGTCACCTACTTCTCAATGATAGAAAATGTAGGGTGTGTGGAGAGGTTAAAAACCTCATCGAAGGGTTTTATAGAACAAGAAAACGGAGAGGACCTGTTGCTTCTTCCTATTCTTATGAATGTAAAGATTGTACTATAAAGAGAATAATCACAAGCAGAATGACATCAAATGTTTTCAATAGATGGGAATATCCAGATTGGTAGTTTCCTACCATGTTTCCCCCTTGAAAATATAGTTTTTCCTAAATATTTTCAGATAAACTGAGAAATTAAAGGAGAAAAACATGGCGACTCCTCAATTATCTCCTGGTGTATTAGTCAGGGAAGTTGATTTAACAGTCGGAAGAGCCGAAAACGTCCTCGATAATATCGGTGCTATTGCGGGTCCCTTCTCCATTGGACCAGTCAATGAGCCAATTCAAATCGACACGCAACAGCAGCTGATTAACACTTTTGGACAACCACTTTCAACTGATCGTCAGTATGAATACTGGATGACCGCAAGTGCATTCTTAAGCTACGGTGGTGTTGTAAAGGTTGTAAGAACTGATGGCGATAACCTCAACAACTCCAATGCAGGTGTTGGAATTGGTTCTACAACATCCTTAAAAATCACTAATAAGGATGATTACGAACTCAACCATAAAACAGATAACACTTTCTACTGGGCAGGAAGAAACCCTGGAAAGTGGGCCAATTCACTGAAAGTTTGTGTAATTGATAATCTGGCAGACCAAACAATTGGAATTTCAACCACCAACCCTGGTGCTGCTGGTGCTATTGTTGGACAAGGTGTTACAACTCCACTTTCGAGTGTTGTTATTCCTGGAGCAGGAACAACCTCAACATTTAATGGTTACCTGAAAGGAATTGTTACTGGTGTTTCGACTGATGCAGTAAACGGTAACAGCACATTCGATGTTGTTATTACATCAAGAGTTTCAACTGGTGGTACTGAATATCCCATCAATTACGCTCAGAGTGATCCTTCAAAATCAATTGAAGCAAGTGATTCACTAACATTCATGAACAGTTCAGGTATTTCAACTGGAACTGGTTCTTTCACAGCTTCAAGTATCGTTGATTGGTACGATCAACAGACTCTGGGTCTCACCAACTCCACAGTTTATTGGAAGTCATTGGCACCTAAGCCAGTCACCAATAACTATGTTTCTTCTAGAAACGGTGGAAATGATGCAATCCACGTTGCAGTTGTTGATGACACTGGAACAGTTACAGGAGTTCAGGGTAACATCCTTGAGAAGTTCCTGTTCCTTTCCAAGGCATCAGATGCAACAGCAGATGCTGACAATCCAACCAACGTTTACTACAAAGACTTTGTAGCGAACAATTCACAATACGCTTTCGCTGGTTACAATCCTTCTAACGCTAAGGATGGTTATTGGGGAACTGATCCAACAGCTGTTGGTTTCTCAACCAGTTTCGTTCCAAACACAACTTCAGCTGGTGTTTGGGGTCAGAAAGCACAAGACGTAACCTTCAGTTCAATTGGTAACGTTTCTTACACACTGGGTGGTGGTCAAGACTATCAATCTGGTGGTGGAATGAGTGCAACTCTGGGTGATCTGTTAACTTCTTACAACCTCTTCTCCAACAAAGATGAGATCGCAGTTGATTATCTCATGATGGGTCCTGGACTCACCAATGAGTATGAATCACAAGCTAAGGCAAACCTTCTGATCTCAATCGCTGAAGGAAGAAAGGATTGTGTGGCAACAATTTCACCACACAGAGACAACCTGGTTAATGTTTCTAACACAACAACTCAAACAAATAACCTGTTGAGATTCTTCTCACCATTGACATCTTCATCATACGCTGTGTTTGATTCTGGTTACAAGTACGTCTTTGACAGATTCAATAACGAATTCCGTTACATCCCATGTAATGGAGACATCGCTGGACTGATGGTTAGAACTTCAATCGAAGCTTATCCTTGGTTCTCACCAGCTGGTGTTCAAAGAGGTTCGATTAACGAAGCAATCAAACTGGCTTACAATCCAAACAAAGATCAAAGAGATCTTCTTTATGGAGCAAGAGTCAATTCGATCATCAATCAAAGAGGATCTGGAATTATCTTGTTCGGTGACAAGACAGCTCTGGCATACTCTTCAGCGTTCGATCGAATCAACGTAAGAAGATTGTTCCTCACAGTTGAACAGGCTCTCCAAGGAGCAGCCAACACTCAACTGTTTGAACTGAATGATGTTAACACAAGATCAAACTTTGTTAACATTGTTGAGCCTTACCTGAGAGATGTTCAGGCTAAGAGAGGTGTTTATGACTTCCTCGTTGTTTGTGATGAAACAAATAACACTCCTGATGTCATTGATAACAATGAATTCAGAGCAGACATCTTCCTGAAACCAACCAAGTCGATTAACTACATCACACTTACATTTGTGGCTACTCGAACTGGTGTTGATTTCCAAGAAGTCGTTGGTACCGTTTGATTTTATCAAAGTAAACTAGGAGGAAACAACAATGGAAACAAGAACCTTATCCCAATTTAAGTCAAAACTGGCGGGCGGTGGTGCCCGCCCCAATCTATTTGAAGTATCAATTCCTTCATTCCCTTCTTCAATTTCAGAAGCTTGGGGTTCTGGAGATGATGGTGAAAATGGAGTCTTCAAGTTCCTGTGTAAAGCAGCAACGATGCCTGCTTCAACCGTAACTTCTGTCAATGTTCCTTTTAGAGGAAGAAACCTGAAAGTTGCTGGTGATAGAGAAATTGCTGATTGGACAGTTTCAGTCATCAATGATGAAGACTTCAAAATCAGAACTGCCTTCGAGAGATGGGCAAACACAATGAGTAAGCTCTCTGATGCTACTGGTGTTTCGAACCCAACTTCTTACATGACAGATGCATATGTTCAACAACTTGGACGTGGTGCAAATGTTTTCTCAACATCCAATGATGGTGGTGAATCAGTTATTCTGAGAACCTATAAGTTCTATGACATCTGGCCAAATAACATTGGTGAGATTCAACTTGGTTACGATTTAACTGGTAATAATGTTGAAGAATTCCAAGTAACATTCTCCGCTCAATACTTCACTATTGGTGATTCTCTGCAATCATCTGGTGGTAATGCTGGAGAGGTTCAGGTTAACTGATAAATAACTAGAAGAAAACGTTTCTAGTTAAAAATAATAATGGCGAGATTATTTGGATTCTCAATTGAAGATACAAAAAACCCACCTGGTGTAGTATCACCAGTTCCACCAAATAACAATGATGGAACTGAGCACTACATCAGCTCTGGGTTTTTTGGTTCATATCTCGATATTGAAGGTGTTTACAAAAACGAAAACGATTTAATTCGTAGATATCGTACAATGGCACTCTATCCAGAGTGTGATAGTGCTATTGAAGATATTGTTAATGAAGCTATTGTTTCAGATACGAATGATTCTCCTGTTCAGATTGAACTTTCTAATCTGAATGCAAGTGATGGAATCAAAAAAGTTGTAAGAGAAGAGTTTAGATATATTCTTGAACTCCTTGACTTTGACAAAAAAGCACATGAAATCTTCCGTAATTGGTATATTGACGGAAGACTTTATTACAACAAAGTCATCGACCAAAAGAATCCACAAGCTGGTATTCAAGAATTGAGATACATTGACGCAGCAAAGATGCGTTATGTTCGTCAGGTTAAAAAGCAGGGAAGAGACAGTGTTCAATCTATAGAAAGAAACATTGGTGACCCCAATCCAGCAAAATACAACTTCCCTGAGTTGGAAGAGTATTTTGTTTACACACCTGGTGGAACTGCATCTGGTGGAATCACCAACATGTATTCTGGTGGTGCATCCAAATCAATCAAAATGACTCGTGATTCTGTTACCTATTGTACCTCTGGTTTGGTAGATAGAAACAAAGGATCAACACTTTCTTGGTTACACAAAGCAATCAAACCACTCAATCAGTTGATGATGATTGAGGATTCTCTTGTTATCTATAGACTTTCAAGAGCACCAGA